GGCTATGGTGAAGTTTATTGATAAAATGTTGGCTGTTTATAAGGTTATGTGTGAAATGTCCGACAAAGAAGAAGATAAACGCAGCTATCAAACAATTTATCTTTTGTACATTTCTGATAAAAAACTATCAGCTTCAGAAATTGCGACATGTCACAATACTGACATTAGGACTGTCTATCGAGATGTAGACAGAGCGTGCAAAGCCTTGTCAGCCTTGATTTTTGGAGTGGATAGCATTAGATTTTATGAATGACAGTCCGTGTCAAAAAGATGTCATTTACGAGTCTATACGGCAATGTTACTATGATAGTGTGAGAAAATAATATAGTTGGGTATCTGAAATTTTTTTGATAGTTTTATCCATCTCTTTTTTACAACCCACAGACAGCGCAAAAATACGAGAAAAGGAGTTGAGAAAACTCCCTTAAAAATATCGTGCGCATGGCTGTTTGTGGGTTGTTGAATTTTGTCGAACGAAAGTTGTAGGAAAATCGCCTCCTTTTGTCGAATACATATGGGGATGAAAGGAGGAAGAGATGTGCCTAAAACTAGAATTACAATAGTTACGGGAGAATCATATGAAATCGATATTGATAAGGAAACTTTTATAAATGAGATAACAAATGGTTTTGGAAGTATTTTTAATGAAGTGATAAAGATTGATAACAACGTATCAATTGTAACCTCACATATTGTGAAAATTGAGAAGATAGATAATTTAGAAGAAAAATTAGATGACGAAGATTCAATTGTTTATTATTAAACGCTGCATCCTTCAGGGTGCTTTTTTATTTGGGGTGAGAACGATGTTTAAAAATGAAAGAGACTTTCGCTTTTGGTTAGACAAAGCTTATCGGGACGGTGCCAGCAGTCAGGAAATTGCTGATATGTTGAGAGAACGATATCGCGGGATAACTGAAATCCCCGATTATGTTGAAACTTTTTTATTAAATCAAGCCTATGGAAACAAACTGTTAGTTATTGAGTTAGATTCTTATGATAGTGTACCAACTGTGTTTTATAAAGGTAAACAAATTCTTGGCAAAGTAAAGGTGTCGTTTGAATGGGAAACAGATGACGCTAAAAATAAGAAATATCCTCATATCTTAATCAAACATCTTGATTTTGATAAGGAAATTAGCAATGAAGTTCCGGTCTTAAAAACAATATCTATTCAAGGACTGGATGTTTAAGGGTTGATGAATAAATGCCGAGTAGACCAAAAAGACCTTGCTCTGTTCCAGGTTGCTCGAACTTAACTCAAGGACGATACTGTGAACAGCATAGGCACAAAGAGCAACAAGATAGGGCAGAACGGAATCGATATTATGATAAACATATTCGTGATCAGAAAACCCGAGAGTTTTATCATAGCAAAGAATGGCAACGAGTAAGACAAGCAGCGTTGATACGAGATAATTATTTGTGTCAAAAATGCCTAAAAGAAAAGCGCATTACATCAGCTGAAGTTGTAGACCATATCATTCCTGTTAAGGTTGAATGGTCGTTACGATTATCTTTGAATAACTTACAATCGTTATGCAATGCCTGCCATAACCGCAAAACAGCTGAAGACATGAAAAAATATAGGGAGGGGCGGGTCAAAAAGTTTTAGACGAATCGACCAGGACCGGCGCGGCCCCTCAGCGCAAATTTTTTTCGCAAAATGAAAATTTTTCAGGAGGTGATTTTCATGGCAGGGAGACCTTCAAAACCGGTTCAATTGATCAAGTTGGAAGGCAACAAGGATAAAAGAACAAAAGCTGAGTTGGAACACCGGGAGAAATTTGAGAAATCTCTTTACACAGGGATCAAGTTCAAGGAATCTCCCGCTGTGAAATCCGATCCTGTTGCCCATAAAGAATTTTTACGGTTGAAAAAGTTATACAAGAATATTCAATACATTGACGGGCTGGACGAGCAGGCTATCAACCGATACTGTCTCATGATCAGCGAAGAAAAACAGCTCAAGCAGCAAATTGAAGATATGCGTGAAGCGGTAAATGCGATGGAGAGCCCTACTTCACAAATGGAGTTGTATAAACTAATTAATAGTTTGATAACCAAACTAAACCAAGTAAGAGTAATGATTTTAAAGCTGGAGGACCGTTTGTTTTTGAACCCTACTGCAAGGATTAGAGCCATCCCGAAACAACCTCAGGAAGAGGAAAAGAAATCGCCAATGGCCGAGTTTTTGAAGAGACGTGCAGGTGGTCATCATGCCGATTGATAAAGCCAGGGCGATGGAGCCGATTGAATTTATTCAAATGCTCAAATTGACGGATGACTTTTACGGCCAGCCTTTTGTACTGCTCGATTGGCAGCATGATGTTTTATGGGATGTTTATGGAACAGTCAATGATGAAGGATATCGACAATATAGATATGCTTATCTGGAAATTCCAAAGAAAAACGGAAAAACAACGCTTATTGCGGGTCTAGGTGTTTATCATTTAACCTGTGACGGACCGCAAGGACAGATTTATTGCTGTGCTTCAGACAGATACCAAGCTGGATTGGTGTATAAAGCAGCTGTTGCGATGATCGAACAAGATGATGAGTTGAAAAAGATTTTAAAAATAACCGATAGTCGAAAAGAAATTCTAAACATTGAAACCGGAACGGTATTAAAAGTTTTATCTGCTGAAGCATACAGCAAACACGGACTAAACCCAACAGTCGTTATATTTGACGAGCTTCACGCTCAACCAAACCGTGATTTATGGGATGTTATGACGTTTGGAGCTGGTGCTGCTCGTAAAGAGCCTTTATGGTGGGTCATTACGACAGCGGGCGATGATCCGGATCGAACGTCTATTGGATGGGAGATTCATGAACAAGCTAGGAAGATTAGAGATGGCGAACTTTATGACCCAACTTGGTATGTGAAGATTTTCGCTGCTGATGAAGATGATGATATTTTCGATGAAGCTACATGGTATAAGGCAAACCCTTCTTTGGGGCAATCTATTAGTATTGAATCCGTTAGACAAGAGGCGCTTGCTGCACGGAATAGCGAAGCAGCAGAGCGCCTTTTTCGTTGGCTGAGGTTAAATCAATGGGTTTCTTTAAAACGGACAGGTTGGCTTCCCCTTTCATTGTGGGACGATACGGAAGGAGAATGGGATTTATCAGAGCTTGTCGGCAAGCGGTGCTATCCTGGACTAGACTTATCAAGCACAACTGACATTACGGCTGCATGTTATCTCTTTCCACCGCAAGACGGTATTCCAGATTGGCGGTTTATTTTTGACGCATGGATACCAGAAGATAACATGAAGGAACGAGTGAAACGGGATAAAGTTCCGTATGATCGCTGGGTCAACGCAAAATATTTGCACGCAACACCCGGTGATGTCGTGGACTATGATTTTGTGGAAGCACGGATTCTTGCTGCGAATAAGCAGTATGATGTAAGAACACTTGGAACTGACCCTTGGAACAGTAGGATGTTGACCCAGCGTTTGATGAAGCAAGGTATTGACGTTGTTGAGATTTCGCAGGACATGAAAAACATGAGCCCTGCTATGAAAATGATTGAACAATTAATGAAAAGAGGATTGATGACACATGAGAAAAATCCAGTTGCCCGTTGGTGCTGGGGAAATGTGGCCGTAGCGGTTGATGGAAATGAGAACATAAAGCCGATGAAAAATAAATCGATAGATCGTATCGACTTAATCGTTGCGCTAATTAACGCTATGGCAACCGCCATACTGTTTGAAGAAATTGATATAAATATTAACGAAACTACAGAGGAATATCTTAATATGATGGGCTGGTAGAGGAGGTGAATGTATGAAATGGCTGAATTGGTTAACAAGAATTTTTATACCCAAAAACGAAGTGAACTTGATGAGCCCTGCACTTTTAGAATGGCTCGGCGTTGATCCAGACACACCAAAAGACAAGTTGTCCGAAGCGACATATTTTGCTTGTTTGAAAATCCTTTCTGAAAGTCTAGGTAAACTTCCTTTGAAGATGTACCAGCAGACAGATAGAGGGATAATTAAGAGCGACAAACAAGATATGTACAACCTTTTGAAGTTACGACCGAACCCTTACATGACAAGCGCAGTTTTTTGGTCAACGGTGGAAATGAACCGAAACCATTACGGGAATGGTTATGTTTGGTGCCGATATGAAGGTTTAAAACTGATAGATTTGTGGATTATGCCCAGCCAATACGTTCAAATTGTAATCGATGATGCGGGGATATTGGGGACAAAAAACAGTTTGTGGTATAAATTTTCTGATCCGTACACAGGTAAACTTTATGTATTTAGCAGCGATGAAGTGCTCCATTTTAAAACGTCTTCCACTTTTGACGGAATTGTTGGTATGCCGGTGAAGGATATTTTGAAAAGTACAGTAGATGGGGCACTGGAAAGTCAAACGTTTATGAATAATCTTTATAAGTCTGGGTTAACCGGAAAGGCGGTTCTTGAATATACCGGCAATTTAGATAAAAGTGCGAAAGAAAGGTTGGTCAAAGGATTTGAGGATTTTGCAAGCGGATCGAAAAATGCTGGAAAAATCATTCCGGTTCCTTTGGGGATGAAGCTCGTGCCGTTAGACATCAAACTGACCGACAGCCAGTTTTTTGAACTTAAGAAATATAGTGCGTTGCAAATCGCAGCGGCGTTCGGCAT